TCCACAGATCCTACTGTTGGATGAACCTTGTTCAGCACTGGATCCTATTTCAACAAACGCTATTGAAGAGCTGATCCTTGAACTGAAAAAGAACTACACGATTGTTATTGTGACGCACAATATGCAACAGGCAAAACGTATTTCGGACACAACAGCATACTTCCACTTAGGTGAGATTGTGGAGAAGGGTGCGACAAAGAAGATATTTGAGAATCCTAACCATAGAAAAACAAAGGCATATGTATCAGGTGACTTTGGATAATTCAATGTTGACAACATATAAATTTTAGTGTATAACTATACTATGATAAAAGATTGGGACATTAAAAAAATCTGTCAAGAAATTACAAAGATAAGATTTGCAGCCACTGATGGTTATATGGACGGTTTTAACACATGGGGATGTAAAAAAGATCTTTATCAATTGCTTTGGTATATTGAAGATGAATTAGATAAATGTTCTACATATGCAGACGAAAAAGAATATGTTAAAAAACGTGAACAAAATAAACTGCTTAAGGTGCTAGGTAAGAAATGAAATTAGGTATTGCAGGCTACGGGTTTGTTGGCCAAGCCCAAGAACTAATCTTTAAAGACTATCACGATATTATTATAAGTGATCCAGCTAAGAAACAATATGGTGACCTATCACATACTGATGCAATAATAGTTTGCGTAAGCACTCCCCAAAAAGAAATGAGCGGAGCATGTGATGTAAACAACGTATGTGATGTTATTGATAAGGCACCTGATGTGCCTATCTTGATTAAAAGCACTATCTCTCCAGAAGGTTGGAGATTAATAAAAGATACTTGCCATAACAAAGATATTACTTTCTCTCCAGAGTTTTTACGTGCGGCTCATTGGCGTGAAGATGCAACCAATAAGAAAGATTTTTATTTTGGAGGCTCTAGTTGTAATTTTTGGAGTGACTTGTTTGTAAAAGCATTAGGTAATATTAATGTAGATATAGGAACACCTGAAGAGCTGATATTAACCAAGCAATTAAGAAATAGTTTTCTTGCACTAAAGGTTAGTTTCTTTAATCAAGTTTATGATTATTGTAAAGGTGAAGGTGTAGACTTTGAAGCCGTAAGAAAGTTTATTACACAAGATAGTAGAATTGGAGACAGTCACAGTAATGTGACTATTGAAAGAGGTTTTGGTGGACATTGTCTTCCAAAAGATACACTTGCGACTGTAAGGAGTGCAGTGATGAGTGCAGAAACTAGAATGACTCTACTTGAAGAGGCATTAGATTATAACAACTCTGTTAGGAAGGACTAAACTTGAAGATGAAGATCATTACAGGAAATGCTAATCCTAAATTAGCTCAAGAGATTGCCGAGCATTGCTTCGCAACTCTAGTCCCAGCAAAAGTATCAACATTTGCTGACGGCGAATCAAGTGTAGAGTTTCAGGAAAATATTCGTGGAGAAGATGTTTTTATCATACAATCAACTGCAACTCCTGTAAATGACAGTTTAATGGAACTAATGATAATGATTGATGCTGCTAGAAGAAGTAGTGCAAGTCGTATCACAGCAGTAATTCCTTACTTTGGTTATGCAAGACAAGATCGTAAAAGTGCAAGCCGTACTCCAATTACAGCTAAACTAGTGGCTAACCTAATCACAACAGCAGGTGCAGATAGAATTCTAACAATGGATCTTCACGCAGGACAGATACAAGGCTTCTTTGATATTCCAGTGGACGATTTAACAAGCCGTGTAGTTTTTGCAAAAGATATTAAGAGGTCATTAGGAATTATAGATGATCCTAATATTGCTACTCAAGCAGAAACTGTGTTTGTAAGTCCAGATGCAGGAGGTGTTGTTCGTGCCCGTAAGTTTGCTGACATGTTTAAAGGTGATATTGCTATTGTAGATAAACGTAGACCTGAAGCAGGCAAATCTGAAGTAATGAATCTTATTGGAGATGTTAAAGGCAAGCATGCAATTCTTGTAGACGATATTATTGATAGTGGTGGTACCCTGTGTAATGCTGCCAAAGCCATTATAGATGCAGGTGCTTTAAGTGTTCGTGCATATATCACACATGGTGTACTAAGCGGAGAAGCATGCCAGCGTGTTGAAAAAAGTGTGCTTGACGAGCTCGTGATTACAGATTCAATCAAAGACCGTTGTCCTAAAAACTGTAAAAAAACTCGCCAAGTAAGTGTTGCTCAATTATTTGGTGAAGCTATTAGAAGAATTACTAATGAGGAATCAGTATCTAGTCTATTTGTTTAATGTGTTTGATGTATTCAGCCATTGAATGATCACCAAAGCTATCTATTTTTCCTTGCTTTAGGCCCATCCATAAACCACGCCACTTGTCTTTTATTTTTTGCCAAGGTGTTGGATTTCTATATTTGCCATAAGCATTTAGATAGTGCTCAGTTCCATGATGTCTATAACCCATTATAGCAAGTGGAACAGTGGTCACGATATCATTATTGTTTTTCCATCTATGATGTGTCACATTTAAACTATCGCAATATCCTTTCCATCCTACTCTAGGAGATCCGTATGTATAAAGTTCAATAGGATCGTTAAGATCGATATCATATTTGCAACGACTAGCCATTATCGTTGCCATAGCTGCTCCTAATGAGTGACCACAAAACCAAAGCGTTTTATTAACATTAGACTTACGAAGTATGTCTTCTTGTATCATTGGCCAAAGTTCATCAACTTCTGCTTTAAACCCTCTGTGTACTCTTGATACTGTTTCAGCCATTACGGGAAATGCTTTTAGGTCTGCTTTAATATCATTAAATTCAGTTGGTTGTGTACCTCTACAAGCTATAACAATATCGTCCTTATTCATGAAACGGTATGCTTGGGCACCGTCTTTATTGTAAAATTCTACGGTTGTAAACCCTAGTTTTTTTACTTGACTAGTGGCTTCTTTTTTATTACTATATGCAATACTAGCCAAATTTGCAAATAGTAAGGATTTTTCTTTGAATGTCATATTAGAAATTGACATATCGCCCTCCTTCATCTATTACAAACATATTTATTCTAACGCTAAATACATTACGGAGCTCAAAATGAAAAAGAAAACACGTAGCATACTAGAAGAATTAAACAATCTAGGTCGTAATTATAATAGCGATAGATTAATTGAATCTAGTGCGAATAATATTATTGAAAGCAGTATTAACCTTTTAAATAGGATTGCTGAAACTTATGACGCAGAAACTGCTGGCGAACTTGAAAGACGATTCATTAATAGTATTAGGACTGGAGATCCGCGTAAATTCAAACGAGGTATTAAAAAAATTATAGAAGGAAAGAAGAATGATTCTAATTGAAGGCGGAAACATATTCAAAGATCCTGAAACCAAACAGCCAGTGACCCAACGTATTAATAAACAAGATGTTGATACAACGCTTGCTTGGCTTGAAAAAATAACAAATTTACCGCACAGAGACTTTAAACTAGGAACCACAGGACGTAAAGAAACCAGTGGTGATTTAGATATTGCTATTAATCAAAAAGAAGTGACCAAAGATGAAATGGTGGCAAAACTAGCTGCCTGGCTCCAGCAAAATAAACCAGATGAAAATCCAAAGGATTGGATTAAAAAAAGTGGTATAAGTGTTCACTTTAAGACTCCTATCAATGGAGATGATGCAAATGGATATGTGCAAACTGATTTAATGTTCGGAGATCCTGAATGGATGACATGGAGTCTAAGAGGTGCAAGCGGTGACAGTCCATACAAAGGACAACATAGGCAAATCCTAATGAGTAGCATAGCAACAGCACAAGGACTAAAGTGGAGTGCTAACTCAGGATTAATGGATAGAGAAACAAACGAAATAATAAGCACTAATCCTGCAGAGATTGCACAGAAGCTTTTAGGTCCTACTGCACAGGTTGATGATTTAGAAAGCGTTGAAACTATTATCACCAAAGCAAAAACACTTCCTAACTACGAACAATTAGTTGCTGATGCAAGAGAAACTTTCAGCAAAATGGATTTAACCCTGCCTGAAAGTCTAGAAGATAAACAACTTAACAGAATTAAGGAACTAAGCGGCCTATTGTTGAACAGTGTGAGAATGGTATAATGAAACTTTTTGAATTAATACAAGGTGTTAGAGCAAGACCCGACGGTAGCATCGAAAGGACAGCAAGTCAATCCGACAACAACCCAGAACCGACTAGCACTGATGCTACAGAAACAGAATTAGTTAAAGGACCTCCTTACAAAAATAAGGAAGCAGTAAAACAGATGCAGGCAGCACTAGAAGCTATGGGTTATAGTGTAGGGTATACTGGCATTGACGGACTATATGGTCCTAGAACAGCAGCCGCTGTTGCACTTTGGAAACAAGATAATAATGTAGATGGCAATGGAGATTCTATAGCAGCAAGTATGATACCACAAATAATGCGTGGTAAACGAGCTTCAAGCACAGCAGTTTCAGATTTAAGAATGATAGATAGGAATATGCCTACGTCAAGCAACATGGCTCCTACTGATATAGAACAAGGCGAAGGGTCAGGGCGTATTTCTCAACAACAAAGTGGTATTAGAAATCAAAGAATAAGTGCAGAATTAGAAGATGTAATTTCAAAAGCTGCGGAAGATGTGGGAGTTGATGTTGTTATTAGAAGTGGTGGTCAAATGTCAAGACGTGAAGCAGAATCTGCAGGCGCAACTACCTGGACTAATTCATCAGGACAAACTGTATGGAGACTGAATGGCCGCGATGTAAGAATAGGATCAACAAGACACGACAATGGAAATGCTGCTGATATGGATGTTTATAGTGGCGGCGCACAGGTTGCATTAGATACTCCTTTAATGAATTCGTTTGTCACAGCTCTTGTTGCCAACGGAGCAAAAGGCGGTGGCGGCGGTCACGGTTATATGGGCAACAGAATTCATATAGATATTATTGGAACAGCACACGGAGGTGGAGAAACCTGGAGAAGTTCTAGACAGTTCGTTCAAGCATTCCAAGCAGGTAAACAAGGTATTGCATAATGAGATACAGTGAATTTAAAATTGTAGAATCATATGCACACAAAGGTGTAATGCTTAACGAAGGTGCTCGTATAGATCACGCAGAAGATATTATATTTTGGGAAGGTTCTAAAGGTGCAATCCGAGCTTTAGAATCTTTAAAGAAAATGGAAGAGGGAGGACACGAAAATGTCACAGTTAAATGGGACGGGTCTCCCGCAATCATTTTTGGGCGCGATGCGAATGGAGAGTTCATACTATCAGACAAGTCCGGATTCGTTGCAAAAGGATACGACGGAAAAAATAAAACTGGAGATGCTATACAAAAAATGTTTATGGCCCGCCCCGGCGCAAAGAATGACCCGGAAGGATACGGACAATTAGCATCAAACATGAAAGATATTTTTGATGAATATCAAAAAGCAATGCCAAAAGACTTTAGAGGATTTTTACAAGGTGATTTGCTTTACTTCAACACTCCTGAGTTAATTGATGGTAAATTTGTTTTTACTCCAAACATAGTGACTTATAAAGTAGACGCAAACAGCGACCTAGGTAAAAAGATAGCGCAATCTAAAACAGGTGTAGTAGTTCACAAGATAATAGACTTTGACGGTAATGTGTCAGTAGTGCCGCCTAACTTTGAAATGCAGGGCACCGAAGTTTTGATATTTCCTAGTGTCACAGTATCTAAGCCTGCTAGTATAGATGATGAAGATATTAATAGTGTAAAAGCACTTGTATCAAAACACGCACAGGCAATTGATACTTTATTAGATAGCGGCAAACTATTAGAATTAAAAATGAAAGACTTGCCTACAATCTTTTACACTTACTTAAATAGTAAAGTTGATACAGGACTTGAAGCCTTAGGTGATGATTTTATGCAATGGATGCAAGGATCAAAAATAAGTGCTGTAAAACAAAAACGGATTGCTGAACATTTGAGTGCAAATGCTCAAGGATTTAATGCAATGTGGGCAATCATAACAGGAATTATGCAAATCAAAGATAAAATTATTGGTCAATTTGATTCGCATGATGCAGATGTCACTGCTGAAATTGGTAAACATGGACCAGTAGATTCTACTGCACATGGGCAAGGAGGCGAAGGATATGTCTTGACACATCCTCAAGGTGACATTAAACTAGTACCAAGAGCGTACTTTACAAAAGCAAATAGATCAATAGTAAGGAACTAAAAAATGAAAATGAAAGACATTGTAAATGAAGCAGGGTTTGATGATCTTAATCTAAAAAACTATGGTTCAGAATTAGATAGAGATGATGATGGTGATGAAGGATTCAAGCAACCTAGTATGTTTGAACAACTAGGAAAAATCCTAGATAGTCAAGGCAATCCAAATCCTCTAGACACTGTTAAAACTGATGATGGGAAAACTATTAAAGTCACAGCACAACAAGCAAGAATGCTTAGAATGATGGCTACATCTGAAAATGTTAAGCCTATGGTAAGAACACAGTTTATCAAAGACATTCAACATTCACACGGACTGTTAGACTTTGTAGATGTTAAAGACTATCACGAAATGCCTAAGATTTTTATGCAAAAATATTTGTAAGGTGTTAAATGCAATTTATTCAAGAACTGCACGAAGCTAGACTTACTCGCAATCAGAATAATGTAAGGGTACTGACCTATACTGATTGCTGTGAACGTCTTTATCTTTCTTTGCTGACTTTAGAACTACTTAGACAGTTCCCTACGTTTGTTCCAGCAGTAAAAGAATATGCAAAAAAGACAGGAGGATATGCTGGCTTTGAAATGTTCCGTATGGCTTCAACAGATCTTTACAATTTTATATATTTTGTAAATGGTGATGATAATGCCTTGAATAAATTAAAAGATCCTGGTGCAGCCAAACTAATGCGTAATAGAACTACATTACCAACCATGGCTGTTAATAGATATATTACAAAACTAACACACGGAAGTGCCATTCCAGATGTAGGAGCATTTTTTATAAGTGTAGAAAATAGTTTAGGTATACAAAATACAGAATACAAACAAGTAAGAAGAAACATCACTACATTTAACTCTCTAAGCAAACCAATTATTAAAAAAACAGTCACAAGATTATTGATAGCTGCAAGAGCGAAACTTAGAACAAGTGATATTATTGATGATCTAGAACGTTTAGCTGTTGTAAATGACCTTGAAACTTCAACAGTGCCTGATACAGAACCAGCAGTAAGTTTACCAGATATTCCAACAAAATTGTTATCAGATGTAGCAAACTATAAATTTTTAGTTGGAAATAAAAATATGGTGCTTGCTAAAAAGTTTGTTGAACTAGCAAGTCAAGGAACATCGATACCCTTTACATTTATTAAGGGATATTTGCCTATTATAAAAATGGTGCATGATATTGTAAGAGCAGGGCCTGCATATATACAACAATTACGCATTTTACACAAAAGAGCCCAAAAAACGCTCAAAGACTAGCTTTTTTTCTTAAAAGACTAAATACATTATACAAACATCACAGAGTGTGATGTGTCATTTAAGAGAAATAGGAGAAGAAAATGGCAGCAATTACTAAAGTAAACCCAGCATCGGGCACAGCTAACAACGGTTATGACCACGATGTACAATACAGCGTAGCAAATCTAAAGTGCATGGAACTAGACGCAGGTGCTACACTAGCAGCTAAAGACGGTCTAGGCGGATTCATTGATACAGTAGTACAAGAATTCCAACCACTACTTTACAAATCAACAGGAACAGCTGGTAAGATCTTTATGATCGTTGACGGTCATGGAGTCACAGCAGCTTCAATGCAAACACGTTATCAAGCAATGGGCACAGTAGACGGAATCGCTACTGGTGCATTAACTATTGTTGAGCGTGACATCGATGCATTTGACGCAACATAAGATTTAATTATCTTTATACAAAAGGGCTCAGTTTTTACTGGGCCCTTTT